AAGTTCAAAATTACATCTTGCTTTAAAAGCATCTTCCTTATTATCATAATAACCTAAATTCTTTAATTTTTTATTAAAGTGAATTTGAGCCATCCATTTTTTTGTGGTTTTGTGAAATGTCACACCAACCAAACCACTTGAAGTTTTATCTCTATTTATACAATGATTATTATTTTCATAAGAATTGCACCATTCTAAATTTTCAATAGAATTATTTTGCTTATTCCCGTCTTTATGATTTATGATATTTTTATCTTTTACTCGTGGTATAAAATTTATTGCTATTAATCTATGTAAACTAAATAATTTGCTTTCTATTCTTACTCTTAAATACCCTTTTTTATCAGCGGATTGCTTTAATAAAGTTCCTTTAACTTTCATATTGCCTCTTGTGCCAGGTCTTATAACAATTCTATCCAAAGATTTAACATTGAATTTATCAGAAATCTGATATTTACCTTCATAGCCAACTAAGTCAAACCAATTTTCCATAATTTATTTTATTAAGTCTGTGTAAATACTAAATCTATCCTCATTAATTTTAAATAAGTCATAATGCTGACGGACATATTCAGCATTCGATTCTCCAAAATCCGTTCTCATTTGTTTTGAGAATACCATTCTTTTAATATCTCTCTCCCAATTATCAACCCAACACACCGTTGGAATGTCATCGTAAGGCGCTCGTTTAATTGCCATCAATGGAATCCGTTTAGCGCCAGCTTCTAATGCCTTTAGATTAGATTTTAAGCGATTGAATTTATTGTCTAATAAAGGCGCAAGTAATATGTCTGCCTCCAAGTAAAAATTCATATACAAATCTACGGGCATTGATTCAAGTATCTTGTGGTTTAATCTTTCTCCAGCAGTAAACCAATCGCCCATCTGCTTCCAATGAAATTCATTTGCTTTATTCCAACCGCAAAGAAGCATCCGTGTCGATTCCTTAAACGATTTAGACTTGGCTAATTCTCTAATCGGATTCTTCAACTGCCTCATATCAGGAAAGTGAGTGATGCTACCAGTATGCGCAATATTAACAAATTCGTTTACATTTCTTACCGCAGTAAATTGGTCACGGTCAAACGGTAAAGCATTTGGTAAAATAAAGCAGTTAGGATTTATCTTAATAATCTCAAGCCTTAACCGATTATGAGTTGTCGTAACGACATCCGCCACTTTGATATAATTCTTAATTACTTGAGTGACTCCTAAAGACCGATAAGTTGGCGCAGATAAATGCTGGCTAAATAACTCCCAATAGTCATCGATATCGACAACCAATTTAAAGCCAATCTTAGCCTTCCATTTTAATAAATCTGGCAATGGTATCAATTCACAAAACCGATTGACTACAACCACGTTTATGTTCTTCTCAATCAGCATCTCTTCGGTCATTGTATCCGTGATAATACAATACTCCTTTTTCATTACGGATAATGGCAATGCTAATCGATGGTAAGTGACTCCTGAATGTCTACTTCCGACTGCGCAGATTCTTAGTTTGGACATCGTTTGGTTTTGGTTGGTTGAGTTTTGCAATATACTTTATTCCTTCGTAATGTGCGGATAATCTTTTTAGCATATCAAAGACACAAGACCCACACCATGAATTGAAGTTAAAATCTTTGTTGACATATTTACGATATAGGCTTGCATATTCTTCAAGTATTTCTCGGTCAATGTTTTTGGTAAACCCTAAAGCAACTGCCTCAAAGTTTATAATATTGGCTTCTATAAATGCTATCTCTTCTTCGCTCATAGTTTGTTTATCAATCTAAAAATGACCGCTCCTAAAATACCCGAACTAAACACGATTGCAATCCATTCTTGATATTGGATAGGAACGACAATTAAAACAATGGCACTCCAGGTACTTAGACAAGGAGTACAACTAAACGGTTTAAAGTTTAGTCCGAATGACTGATATAAATTGGTCATTGTAAAAAAGACTGCAAAAGAAACCGCTGCGATTATAGTTATCATTTGTTTGTTTGGTAAATTTCATCCTTAACTAAACTCCAATATGCCTGGTCATCTGCTTTAAGTTTCTGCTCAAGAATCAATGAGCAAATATAAAGCGCTAATTCAAAAGCAAATACTTTATTGCCACAAAAATAAAGTGCATTCGTTAATAAACTTTTGGCTTTCTCGTCAGGCTTCATCCCTTATTTTCTTTTTAATGTTTGAAATCGTTTTGACAATCGACATATACGGAATGCCAGTCTTTCTTGATATCTCGGTTTGATTAAAATTTAATTCGACATAAGTGTCGAGTAGCATATCTTCATACCAAGATAATTCTTTTCGTGCTACCTCTACCCGATTAAATAGCTTTTCTTTATAATCCTTAGATTCATCCTCAATCTGCACTAACTCTTCTAAGCCATCAATCGATTCGTACTTGGCTCTGAAGTGCCTGAAGAATGGCTGATTCATCCCAGTACTATAAATCATATTTAGCATACATCTAACAAGCCAAAACTTTAATCCGTTGCTTCCGTTGTTATTGTAAATCGACCAAAATTTGTCTTCAGTTATTGAGCAAAGATTTACGAACATTTCTTGCTTGAGTTCTTCCCTTAAATTTGCTGGGTGCATTTTCATCAAGGCTTGTTTAATCTCCTTTGAATTATAAAGTTCCTCAATGATTTGCGACCTGGTCATTCCTTTGATTTTCTGATTATTTCAAAAATAAAATAAACAATAAAAGCCACCTCGATAATTCCTACCGCAATGGCTTCCCAAATTAACCTTTCCACTTTTCAAGTTCCCGATTCAAATACCAAACTGCTTTACTCAAATCTTTCTTTTTATATCCCTTCTTGTCAGCTCGCAGTATGTACTTAATTGAATTACCAAGATTAAAATTAAGGTCGAAAGCATCAATTATGTCAATGACCTCAATGCCATTCCCCTGATAATGCTCAGGATGATTGACCTCTTCTTTGATAACTCCTTGATAACTAATCTTTTCCATTTGCAAAGTTTACATTATAATCCGTGCTTTTCCAAATAATCCTTAATTTTTTTTGTTTGCCGATATGCTGGGTACGATGCACCGCTTTCCATTTTGATTCGATTTAGGTTTATTTCAAGGCTATAATTTAAATCTAAATACATTGCTCCTTCGATAACTACTTGAATCGTAGGTCGTTGTAATCTCATTGTAATCCATTTGATTGCATTTAAATGATTATCCTTCAAATCTCATCCAATCTAAATCTTCGAATTAAACTCTCGCAATCCTCAATGCTTCGCACAATCGCATAATAATAACCATGATTAATGGCTATCTGCTCGAATGCTTTTTGATTTGGTTGCTGAGTTCCCTTGTCAATCTTAACTTCAACAAATAAACCTTTCCACTTCTTATTTGAAACCATCCAAAACATATCAGCAACTCCAGCCTTTGCGCCTTCCATCTTTAATTTGATTGCAACAAGTCTATGCCTTGCGCCTCCATTTGGTATTGCATAATAGTAAAAGTCTTGTGTCCAATCTAACCATTTGCAAATTGCCACTTGGAGTTTATGTTCGTGTTCGTTTCTCATTTACAAGTTATAGATTTACTTTTTATCTAAATTTGTCAAGTTATAGATTTACTTTGTGACATAATTTGTCGAATATATCCCTCATTGTATGACATTTTCTAATTTAATGTCGGATTTTACCAACAATAACATTAAAGATATTTTACATTTTACTGCAAATTGTCAATTATCTTTAACGTTATATTTTAATCTTCCGTGACTTGTGTATAACCTTAAATCTATCGTATCGGTGTAAATATCCTCAGATTCGGAAATTCCGAATACCCATTTTGGCTCATTATTTTTTTGTATTGTCTGATTATTTTTCAGCGCATAATAATAAGCGTAGCAAATTAATGCCAGCGCAGTTCCGTAAATTATTTTTCTTTTCATTTAATATAGTTTAAAATATGTTTAATTACATCTACTGTCCAACCATTCCCAAGCATTCGAAATCTTTGAGTATCTGAAACATGGTTAGTATAATCTTCTTTAACTGTCTGCAATCTTTCAAATTCTTTTGGAGTTAATCTTCTAATCTTACCAAAATAATCTAATGAATTTATATCATTAACAATTAAATCCATATCTGAATGATTTCCTCCACTATTACCTCCAGCTGTAATACAAGAAGATTTATCTTGTGAATTTTTAACATTACCTTTTTTATCAATTTTAATGTAATTATTTCCAACCTGAAATTGACCAGTAGTTAGGCAATCTGATTTTCCATAAATATCTCTTGGTACAAAACATTTTGCCCAAGCAGCTGGCTTATTTAAAAATCCTTTAATTATTCTGTCACTTAAAAAATATTTATGATTTACTTCTAATTCTAAAATATCTCTTAATAGAATACCTTTATCTTTTGGTTGCTCAATAATAGTTTCTAAATCTCCAAATAAACCTTGAGGCTCTAAACCTATATTAGTCCAATACAAACGTTGTCTATTTTGCGCAGAAACTAAAGCTGAATTAATCATTATTGGTTTAACTCCAATCGCTTTAGATAAAATCTTTTCCCACTTTTCTCCCATCATTACATTTTCAAGAAGAAAGTATTTTGGTTTTACTTCATTTAACAATCTCATGTATTCCCAAAATAAATAAGATTGACCTTCAAACTCAAATCCTTCAGACTTTAATTCCAAATAATGATTAAGTGTTAAAATCTCTTGCTCATCTTTTGTACTCATTCCTTTACGTTTACCAGCAAAAGAAAATGATTGACAAGGACTACCTCCAATTAGAATATCTATTTTAGGTAAAGAATATCCATCTACATTTACTACACTTCCAAGCTGCTGAGTATTTGGGTAGTTTGCCATTGTAACTTGGATAGCATATTTATCAATTTCAGAGGCAAAGTATTTATCTACTTTGATACCAGCTCGTTCTAAAGCTTGTTGTCCGCATGACATTCCATCAAATAGGCTTAATACATTCATAAATTATTAGGTTTAATAGTTCCATCTTGGTCAATATGACAATCAAATGTAACTAAAGAATTTATAAATTTAATATATGCTTCAGTTTTACAAATAATTCTTCGTTGTTCAGTAAATTCTATATGAGAATATTTATCCCAAATTTGCATCCGTTCATCTTTTGATAAAGTTTTAATTTCAAATTGCTCCAGGTAATCAAATA